TAGAACCTACACCATTACAGTCGGGGCAGCATACCGCATGAGTTTTCTCTACTATCGTAGTAGTTGCTCTAACAGCCTCAGAAAACTGTTTGGCAGTCATTCTAGGTGGTCTAAGGGTCTTACCAGCCTCATTTGTACCAATATTGAATGTTCTTATATGATCATCCCTATTTTTTACTTCACGGCTGTAGACCACTTTGGTCATGTGCGCCCCAGACTGTAGGTTTATTGGAGTATCGCCCATAACCTGTTCGACTATCTCTGTAAGGCGCTCTGTAAGCTCATTCTTTTCGGTTAAGAACTGCTGTTTCACCTCTTCCAAGGCTTTCTGATCGATTTTTACTCCATTCATCTCAATTTCACAGAGAAACAGAAGCATTTCGTTCATAAAATCTAAAACTTTTAATAAGGAAGCATTTTCTTCTTTAGAAAAATCTTTTTGTTGAGATAAATAGATCTCTCCACACGTCTTAACGTCTGCAATTCCGTATTCTATTACATCGTCTAGAGGCATGGATTCAAAGCCAATACCTTTTTTAAATAGATCATCTACTAAATCAGAAAGTTTGAAGCTTTTGGTCTTTCTGCGCTGGGCTGTATGCTTTAGACTCATCTCTCGCCTTCGACCCTTGGACAAGACATATTCACCAATCAAAGTACAATAAATTTTAGGCGGTAGATCAAAGCCCATCTCCATGAGCCACTCACAATCAAACTTGGCATTGTGAAATACAATCACGTCAGCTTCAGCTAAATATGCTTTGAATCTATCAGTACTATCAGGCTGCTCACACTCGTCGTGATACCAGGTATCTATTAGAACTTCATCGACTGTCTCTTCACCTAGCCAACCATACTGAGCCATCACACATTTATTAGATGGGTTCTTGGGTGAACCATCGATCCTACCGTCCTCTCGAAAGTCAACGGTAGTCTCTAAATCGCCTACAAGAATCTTCAAAAGTCAGGTTCTCCCTTGGCGTCAAGAACAGGAGTTCTGAATTTGTATTCCCTTTTGATAGTAGGCATACTGTGATCAACTGGTTTTAGTACACCAAGCTCTTTAAGAACCAGTTCTAGGAATGGCGGTAAGGTATCATCCATCAGACAATCCTTTCGGCGCGTAAACTTCTCCATTATAACCAGATCCAGTAGAACCCTTGCCATCTTCGACTCCGAAGTTGCACATGGTCAGTACTAAGAAACTAAGTACAATCCACCAGAGCGTCAGCTTGCACCACTTAATAAAAGCTATGTAAGTTTCTTCTGTTTGCTTTTGTATCTCTTCTCTAGTTTCCATCTCCATCCCTCCAGACTGTCCAAAGGATGGCAAGGCACAGAACTATTATTATAATATCATACGACATATCGGTTTAGCCCCACTTCAAGGTTGCACTGAATAGTTGTATGCCTTCCGCTGATCTTATTTTTCATTATGGTAATCCAGCGCGTAGGATCGTCTGGGTTCTCTGGGTCTACCCTTTTCCCAAGCCCCACCAATAAATCGGATTCTGACTGCTTGCCAACTTTTGAGCCTTCAAGCATAGACATGCTGAGTACTGTACGTCCTTCGGCCTCTGCGCTGGCTTGGCTCATAGCTATGATTGCACAGTTATGTTTCTTTGAAAGCTCTCTTAGTCGGTAATACAAAGCTCTAAGACGTTCATGTCCTGAATTAAACTTGTCCGTTAACTCAACTTTGTCAGCCATATCGCATACGACTACATCAAACTTCTCTTTGGCTATGTAAGCGTCAAGAACATGAATATCCCAACCTTGGGCATCCCTGAATATCATTCTGTCTTTAATGCCGGAGAACTTTGCTATCGCGTCAGATGGTTTGAATCTAACTTCATCTTCAGTCATACCAGTATAACACTGTATTGCTCTGAGCTTTACTCTGCGTCCGAACTCCTCATTGGCAACATAACCAACTTTAGCACCTTGCTGGCAGAAGCCACCTAGCCCAGCGCATAAGCTAACAGCAAAGGCTGTTTTACCTACATTAGAGTAAGCAGCAACAACCATAAACTCGCCTCTGCCAATGCCGTATACTTCTCTAGACAAAGTTTCGATATTGAACTTAAATCGGTTTTCATCTGAGGTCGTGGCTAGTAGTTCATAGATATCGTCGGTCACTGCATCCCCAAAGATATCATCTGGAAGATAGCCTTTTGAGACTCTCTCCAAAAGCTGGGTAAGCTCATCCATTGCACTGGTATTGCCATTATACATTTCTACACCAAGTTGTGCTACATCATTGCCGATCTCTTGCTGCCATAAGCTATTGATTACGGATGCGCTAATATCGCCATCTATATCAGGGGCAAAGGTGATATGATTGATTTGTTCCTGAACTTGCTCCGATTGAGCTTCTGTCCAAGTAGGATGATTAGATTTCCAATAGGAAAATAAATCTGCACTAGTAATATCTTTTTTAAAGACATCGTGCATTTTAACAATGCAACTATATATTTCAGCTAGTGTCTCAGAAAATAATTCAGGTCTAAGCTTTGTTCTGTTGCTCTCAAAGAATTCGTTGCTTAAACAGTTTTTTAATAAAGATTGTTCCAAGTAGTCAGTCCTTTAGTTGGTTTTAAACATTTGCTATTTTTTAGCTATTGTTTTTCATACCACACAAAAGAACAAAAAAAAAGCCCCAATCGAAATTGAGGCAGTTTAAATTAATTGGTAGTTATCTAGTTAACTGGTTTATTTTGCCGGAACGCCATATTTTTAATATCGGGTTTTTGATTTCCCCGACGTTCTTTAATGTCTAAGGCAGTATATGTGACACCTTTATTTGTATCTTTTATATCTTCTAATATGCCGTTTAATCTTTGTTCTAGCTTCGCTGCGGCTGTAAAATCAGGTAAGTCTAGATCTACTAACATTATTGCTCTTAATTGCATTTGATATTCCTATAGTTTTACGTCGGTATTATCAACTTCGACGAATTATTTGTTTGTCCACATAGTCAAGGTATGTGTCTATACTTAAAGCTAATCCATTATCATGTTCTCTTGGTGGGGCTAACGCCACAGAAGGGCTGCCCCAAATCTTCCCGACCCAATCTCCTTGAGGGTTTTCTACTCTTTTGACCATTTCTAAAATTGGAACTTTCAAAGAAATACTATTAGCTAAATAAGCAAACGTATATTCTTTACTGGCTCCTGCTCTATGTTTATCGTACCATTTCATCTGTTTATAACTTTTATTATTTGATCTGTTGTTATCATTTTTAAATCTCTTTTACTAAAACGTACATGAATGTTACTTCCATGCCGCCTACTTTCTTTTAATGCAACCAGGTTAGCATCCCTGTCAAGTATTAAATATGAGTTATTGTACTTAGTAAGTGTTTTTGCAATGTTTTGTGTTATTTTTGTTCCTAGCAAAGCTAACCCAACATGATTCGTAATTCTAGACACTGAACAAGCTGAAGCAACATCTTCTACCATTACCACCTTGTTACCTGTTCCTACAGCGATACCAGAGTCAATTACTCCGTAAGTTATCCATTTAGCTCCTAGCCCACTCAGAAGCCTTCCTACTGCCCCAGCGCCAGAATAAAACAGTACTCTGTTCTCTGAGGGAGCATATCTAATTTTAATAAATTTATTTTGATAAGCTTCTAAGCTATTAACTGTTTCCAGATATTCTATTGCTTCTGGGCAGTTCTCTACCTTTGTAGTTATTTCTGGGAGAACTCTTCCAACAGGTTTATCTTCTAGCTTTTTATTGGATAGTTTGTTTTTAACATAATTAATATTTCTCTCTTTAGTATATATACCTTTTCCGTTGCAACTAGCTCTAAAGCAGTTCCACATTATAGTTCCATCTATTTTAGAGATAGATAATTTTTTTGGTACATAACAGAACGGACAGGTAATCACTTTGCGTTCACCATCCATTAGAGGTATATTCTTAATTATGTAGAGTTGTTCTGAGTAAGTCATTCTCATTCCTAGTAGTTGGTTATGGTATGTTACCTCGCGGCAACATCCGAAGGATACACTAATTTAACAATCTGTCAATGTTTTGCCTAACAATTAGTTGGTAGAACCTAAAAGTATTTCAAGTTAACAGTTTATAACACTCTGGATTCCTAAGTCATTGTTTTATATAGTAAAACGGTTAATCAATTGGTCGTAGGTTCGATCCCTACCGCCGGAGCCAACTATCTGATATAATTAGGTAAATTGGTATTTTGACTGTAAAAAAGTGCAAAATATTAGTGTAAAATGCGCTGCACTTTTTTTGCACTTTTTTTAAAACCAGAATCATTCGGTTTTCATTAGAGCAGCCCACGACTCAGGATATAACTTCCCCATCTCATGGCTGATAGAATTAGCAACCGTTCGAGTTTCTTGCTGAGAGTCCTCTGCACAACGCAGTACACACATGTTTGCAAAAGCATCTAGGCTTCCACTCCACCAAAACTCAGTCATCATGTTCAGAGGCAGAACCATTCTGGCTTGCTCTTCGCAAAGACCTCTGGAGAGAAACTTATTATAGAGCATCACCGACTTAGCAGAGTGAGCCATGATATTGGACAATACAACATTAGCTTCATCATCCCCTAGCCTCTCTCCAGAACCTTGTTTTTTATCTTCTGTCTGTTCTCTCCACCAATCTGGGTAAAAGATATCTGGTTCTGTCTTAACATATCTACGGCTAATCTCATTAATCCGGAGATACTTATGTTTGACTAACTGCCTACTAACAAAGATCGGACACTTAATATGAAAACTAACGAAGCAATGTCCAAAGGGAGATAAATGCTTATGCTTGGCTAAATACTTTATAAGCTTTTTATCTGTGTCGTGAATTATAGGAATATTGGCATCTGCCATAGTCGTTCCATTAGAATAGAAACCTAGAGCATCCCGCTTCTTCCCAAAGCTTACTCTGGCTGCATTTACCACAGATAGATCTGAACCCATGCTATCTAACAATTTTACTTCAATCTTACACATTATACTATTCTTTCGTATCTAAGACGTTCTTTACCAAACATCTGCTTCTGACCAACATTCATGCGTCGAAGGGCTTCATAAGGGAGTTCTTCACCTACGCCAGACACTCTAAAAAGAGTATTACTTCTGTGATCGGTCACATTAAAAACCTTGTACTTGTCGTAGTGACAAATATTTAAAATAGATAATTTATCATAATTCATTCTTGGGAGTTCCTGTTAATTGATTAATTACTCTTGCCTGATCTGCAATTATTTTCTGGAGATGTTTTATGTCTTGAGATTCAGATCTATACGTCTTCATCTGCCTACCCAGCTTCTTAAATCCCACAGTATCTAAACCGCGTTTAGCTAAAGCATTGTGAGCATTAGTTTCAGTTATGACTGAGTAAACTAATAGGGAGTTGATGTTCTTGTGGCCTGATATTGCCATTAGTTCATCATGGGTACAGCCGCACTCTGAGCCGTGTGTGACTCCAGAGCGCCTCAGATCAGCTAATCTAACGTCTGTATATACATAAGATCCATCAGGATTGCGTTTACCCTTATCTCGAACTTGGGGGAGTATTCCAGATGCAGTTCTTAGATCGTCAAATATTTTAGTCAGTCTATCAGCGGTGTAAGGCTTGAGCGTATGGTCTTCTCTTATAATGAAATCATCAGAGTTATGCTTATTGTGTAGCCCTAGACGTTTTTGAATACCTACTGTGAGAGGTATACGCATCTCTGCACCTGTCTTTACTTGAGCGAACTCCCCTACTCCATCTGGCTTTATATCAGCCCACTTTAAGGATCTAACATCAACCGGACGTTGCATCCATTCATAGCAAATGGTGATTACAGTACCCATCGATACTTTGCCGTGAGCGTCACAGTACTCCACCATTTCTTTTACTTGCTCTGGTGTCCACATAACTCTCCTGACATGACCTTTAGGGAGCGTCAGATCAGAAAATGGATTATTATTGGTTAGGTTCAGACGCTTTGCTTCATTCCATGCAGATCGAAGCCTTATTACAGTTACCCTGGCATTATTAGTTGTAATCTTATCTTCGACTGCCTGAAATAACTTCTGGGCATACTCATAATCTACATCAGATACGCATACTTCAGCAAATGGCTTGCCATCCCCGAAATCCCATTCCAAAAGCCTGTTGATGATCTGCCTATAATTACGCTTAGTACTTTCAGTATTATCTTTGAAAGCCATGCTGTTTTTCCAAGCCGATATAAGTGTATGGACACTATTCTGAGGGGCGTAAACAGGTGAGTATTCTACCTCATGGGTATGTGTATCCAACATGCTCTGCCATCTAGCTGCCACTGCGTCAGCATCTGACTTATTACTTTTAGTAGCATTAGTAGTGTCGGGAAAGTGTTCCAACATTTCTGGAGAGGGTCTAATATAATAAACCCATCCATTCTTTTGTCGCTTTTTAGAAATGTAAGCTGCTTTCATCTCGTTAGCCCCACTTGAAAGACAGGCTGAGATAGTCGAGCCAGTTTTTTGTTATCGTCAATTAGCTGAAGGATACGCTTGCTGGCTTCTACATATTTCTGGGCTTCCAGATCTACTTTCGCGTCAAGGTTCGCCGCACACTTGTCTAGATAATCAGCAAACTCTGCGTCAGACATTTTAGAGATATCATTAGTCATTATGCTGCCCTACCCCCACATGCCTAATGCCTTGGTACTGGCAGAACCCTATTACTGCATACATTTCCTTGATATGCTTATGATCAGTATCTTGAATTTCGGCATATATTTCATCAGTGCCTTTTTTCATATATAGGCTTAACCAGTATCCCTCATCATCTAAAAAATCCCAGTGAAAGCTTCTGCCTTCATCAGATGAACATGAAATACCTTGACCAATTAATTCAGTTAATCCACTAACCGCCCATACTAAATCAGAGTATCCTTTTTGCATCTTCATGCTGCCCTCGCCTTCTTAATATTGTTCTGGATCTCTAGCCCTCGCAGAAGCAACTCTTCAGCCTCTGCCTTGTTACCGCGCTTGAGAGTCTCATACGCCCACTGAACCCAACTATGGGTATGTGGATACATCTCTTCTGGATGCAGTTCTGTGGAAGGGGCTGAAGTAACAGTATCCTGCCCAACAGCCCTCTCCCTTGATGCACCTACCTCATGGATATTGAGCCATTCAATTAGCTCTGGCTTAGAAGTAGGTACGTCAACCTCTGTCCAATCTCTTGGGAAGTTCTTCTGAGCATCTCTCTGAGTGCCTACCCACTGGCCTTTACTGGATTGATAGAGTCTCATTACGCAGCCCTCTCAGTTGTATGCT